GCCCCTTAGGGGCCGAGCTGGTTTTCTCGTTAGCTGGGAGAACCACACATTCTCGGACGCGAAAGGAGGTGAGAAGTATGGCTATCGGACGTTACCGCGAGCGTAGTCTGCCCCTTGGCGCCCCCCAGATAATTGGAAAGACTTATTATTCCAATTGGGGAGGGCCTTGGACTTTGCAGACTACATACTATGGAAGAACCCAAGGTACTACCTGGGGTTACTTCTCTAGTAGGGATACTTGCCGGGATTATACAAATCCTGGCCCGCCCTATCGCACTGGAATGGCATTTTCGACATTCCATTATGCGAATCCTGTAAATAGTGTAGAAGGATCGGGGACCTATGAAGGTCAATCGGTTCCATACACTAAATACAAGTATGAAGGCGGTTTTATCCCCTCAATGCGGCCCAGTAGCTCTCTGTGGACACCTGCAAATATTGATGCGCAGGCTGTCTCCATTGATGCTTCTGGCCAGTATTCGTCCGCTAGTGCGTACGCTCACGGTGCCACTGCCTGGAATAGGTTTAGACCAGGCAATCCTTCAGCTGATCTTGGAGTGTTCTTGGGTGAATTCAAGGACATTCCTCGAATGCTGAAGACCACAGCCAAGGGCTTCCATGATGTATGGAAGTCGATGGGCGGGCGTTCTTCGGGTCCTATTCCGAAGAAACTCGCAAATCATTGGCTGAACACCCAGTTTGGGTGGTTGCCGTTTATCAATGACCTACGTAAGTTTCATAAAACTTACGTTTCGACGGATCTGCGTATTAAGCAGATTCGCCGAGATAATGGTCATTGGGTTCGGCATGGTGGCACTCTGGATTCATCGATATCGATTGCACAGGGAACGAGTAGTAGCACGCTTAGTGCTCATTACCCGGTCCCGACTGCACCGCTATTGGTGAATCCGTCTGCTCCAGGCAGCTACACCAACCGCTCTATTACAGAGCAGCGGGTGTGGTTTGAGGGCGTTTTTCGATACTGGATACCGAATATAGATTCGGTTGAATGGTCGAATCGCGTCCTCTTAGACTTGTATGGGGCTTTCCCCAATCCAAGTCTTGTCTGGGAGCTCACTCCTTGGTCGTGGCTAGCCGACTGGGTGTCAAATCTTGGAGACATTGTCTCCAATATGACACCTGGTTGGGCACAGAATCTAGCCGCGAAGTACGCCTTTGTTATGAAGCATACGCTCTACAGCTGGGAGTTAGAGTCAACCCTCAAGCTGAAAGGCGCAACGCTTCATAACTGCTGGACATTTCCACTTGAGTGGAAAATGCGCAGCCCGGCGTGCCCGTTCGGGTTTGGTCTGTCGAGCATCGATTTTACTGCTCGACAGTGGAGTATTCTATCTGCGCTAGGTCTTTCGAGACTAGCATACAGGTAGATCTCCACTACCCCAGGATGGCGAGCTAAAGCTGTTACCCCTTGGAAAGGGTAAGCAGCGCCGTCGTCCTAAATTCCACTAACTTTAGGAGGATAGCCACTATGTTCGCCGATCCCCAGTCAGTAACCATTGATGCCGTTCCCTACAGTATGCCTCGCATTCAAAGCGATGGCACACAAGCTCTCTACAGCACTGCGGACGAGGGTCTCAAGATGCGGATTTCGCATCAAGAATCCAAGGGCCGCACCAGGCGCATGATCCGTTTAGATAAGCGCGTGGTTGCTGCAGACCCGTTGACTTCGGTCAACACGTATCAGAGCGTAGGGGTCTATCTTGTTATCGATGAACCCGAATATGGGTTTACAGATGACAATATAGACGACATCATCCAGGGCTTTAAGACCTGGCTCTCGACGGCAAACGTGACCAAGGTCCTTGGTTCGGAGTCCTAGGATGGAATACATTCTAGGTCTTCTCACAAAGGTTCCTGATTACGTCTGGCAAGTTATTGCACTGTTACTGCCAGGTAATAAGATTTTCCGTTATATTCACGGAAAGCTTACTGCCCCAGTAGCAATGCAGTGATTGACATGTTAGCTGTTATACACGGCGTAGCATTTTTCTATATGATAGTATTATTTGTTATCATATGGATGCTGTTACGTCGCGATTAACACTTTCATGTCGGCCAGTTGGGGGAGCGCCTGCTGAGGCGCTCCTCCACCCGTCGAGAGTGGTTACAACGACTGCCCTCCGGCTTTTGCCGGGGGGGAGGCGGACCCTGTGGCTGGAAGCTAACCCCCTAGTAAGGAGGAAGCTTGAAAAGCCACGTGAGTACCCTCCGAGAGTTGGCTACACAGATCCTTATGGACTCTGTAGCCATGTGTGCAGCTAACGAGTCAGCCGATCGTGATATCGACACTCTGATATCACGGGTCGAACACGAAGGGATATCTTTTCTAACGATATCCCTACCTTCCTTTGGCGCAGACTTCGAAAGATGTCTAGACCAAGGTGAAGTGGGCTCAAAGTACTTTCGAGGTTTTCGAAAGTACCGAAGGATCCCCGCATTTTTGCGAGGTATCTTCAGCCTTGTGTTCGATGCTGATACAGGAAGGATCCTTGACGAACCATCAGTTTCAGCTATTAAGTGCATTAGGCAGATTGCCTTTGCATTTAAGAAGGTGAAGCTGGCTTGCTCCCCGAAAAGGGTGCGCAAGGCTTTTGCTGGTTACGTCAAGGATGAGCGCGATCTTGCTGAGGCCTTGGCTCCTGAGGACGTCTCGTACTTTCTTGACGTCTCAAGTCTCATGTGGAATTGGTTGAGTGCTGACCGATATCGGTCTGTATTCGACTTTATTCCAAAACATGGACCAGGAGCTACTGCGGATCGAGTTAGCGGAAACGCTAAGTATCGATTCCGTAGTTGGCACGATCGACTCGAACGGTACTTCCCTCTTGATGCTTTTGCGTTGGCTAACGTCAACGCAATGCATTCTGAGGCGTTCGAGAGAATGTCGATCGTTCCGTCGGAGCAGGAATTGCCTGTAAGGGTGATAACTGTTCCTAAGACTCTCAAGACCCCCCGTATCATTGCGATAGAGCCCTCGTGCATGCAATATGCACAACAGGCTGTATCTCGAACCCTCGTTCAGGGTCTCGAAAGCAATCGGTTAACTCAAGGTCATGTGAATTTCACAGATCAAGGAGTTAATCGAAAACTTGCATTGATTTCCTCGCAGACTCGTTCAATGGCAACATTGGACTTGTCTTCGGCAAGTGACAGAGTACCTTTGTCACTTGCAATCCGCATGTTCGATATGTCACCCGAGCTTCAGGGTGCCATATTGGCATGTCGATCGAGGGAGGCGCAATTGCCATCAGGTGAACGTATTTGCCTGAGGAAATTTGCGTCCATGGGGAGTGCTCTGTGTTTCCCTATCGAGTCGATGTACTTCTACACGATTTGTGTAGCGGCTCGTTTGAGGAAGCACGGCCTTTCTGTGACCTCTCGAAACATCTTTAGGATGTCTAGGGAGGTCTACGTCTATGGAGACGACATTATTGTCCCCACAGACGATGCTGCAGCTGTTGTCGGTCACCTGCAAAAGTACTATTGCAAGGTGAATATGTCCAAGTCTTTCTGGACTGGGAAGTTCAGAGAGTCTTGTGGCATGGATGCATTCAACGGTGTGGAGGTAACACCTACCTACATCCGAGAAATGCCTCCTGACAACAGGCGGGATGCTAGTGCACTGATCTCCTGGGTGAAGTCTAGTAATTTACTCTTTAAGAGTGGTTACTGGCTCACTAGCTCATTCCTCCTAAAAGAGTGTGAGCGACTACTGGGAAAACTTCCAGTGGTTGGAGACAGGTGTGCTGGACTTGGCAAGGTATCATTTATGCGTGGCTACTCCATTGGAAGATGGAGTAGTCAATACCAGTGTCCGGAAGTACGGACCTGGGTCGCATGCCCAGTTTATCGCACAGATAAACTGAGCGGATACCCTGCTCTGCTCAAATGTCTGCTTCAGATGGAGACTCGCCTTGGGTACGAGTCAACGTCTGATGCAGATCACTTGAGCAAGACCGCACGGTACGGCGCCGTCACGCTCAAACGCCGTTGGATCCGGCCCTACTAGGGCTGGAATCGGGGGGGTGAAATTCCCCCCCGGAGGAGCGTTCCGCCCCTTCGAATAATTTCGGAGGGGAGAGGAGCTGTGCAGCTCCTCCTCC